ACCCACAACCAAAACTTTAGAAGGTGATATTTTTAGGGTTTATGCGTGCAATCATTATCCCAATCTTATACGAAAAGATCTGAACGCTGAAGAGATAGCTTATGTTATGATTCAGAGTAAATTGAAAAACATAACAGCTTTCGAGTCAATGAGAGCGACCAGAACAAACATTACGCTCGATGATAACAGATTTCTTAGAATTAGGGAAATTATGGTTCAGATGTACAATAATTCTAATACCAATTCCCATAAGAGTGTTGCAGAAGTTTTACAGGACACTAGTGCTGATTTATTTCAAAATGTGCGCGAATCGAACACAGGAGTGAATGCTGCATACGAAGCTGGTTTATTTTTCGGAGAACTTGAAGATTCAGCTAGGAAACAGGCTAAGTCAGTTGGTGACACAATTGCAGATTTCTTTGCATCAATTGGACCATCTATTAGCAGCACAAGTAGTAGATTAGCATCGTTATTGCCTACAATATCGGTTGAACAATACTTGGAAGCGATGTGTGATTTTTTATTTACAAATCGCACGTGGGCCCAATATTTGAAAGTTGCTTCGGTTGTGGCATGTTTTGCTGTTTTAGCAATACATTACAAATATGGGCATGCTTTAACAGCTTTTTTAACTGTTAAAGAACCTGATGTGGTGTATGAGCAATCTCATGACACGAGACAGCGCAAACGTAACAAGAAAATGAAGCAGCAAAACTTTAAGCACAATATCCAAAAAATATACAAGCAGAGTAATGAAGCTAATAATGATCACGTTAATCCTATAGAAGGCAAATTTCAAGAATGTAGTGCTATGATGAGAGTTGGTTATATTATGAATGGTGAGCCATCTCACGTTGATTCGGTAATCTTTCATATTAAGGATGATTTGTTCTTTATGAACATGCACACATTTATAGGTATAGCATCAAAAGTTATTTCTTACGTGGAATTGCATACTGATGACTCTGTCATAGATGTGACCGAGAAATTTCCAAACAAGGATGTACACGGCAATTTCAGACAATATGGTGATGTTGATGCGTGCTTTTTTATTATGAGATTGCACAACAGGTTGCCTAGTTGTTATAAATATTTAATGGAGAGTTCTGAGCAATTTCCTTACGATGACACTGAGTTTTCTGTTGGGGTTAAAGTTGCAGGTATGCGTGAGAGTGGGCATTTTACCATTTCCGTTCGCCCAGAGAATGGACCTAGAATTATGAGGTATGCTTTTGATGGATGCAATTTTGAGATACGTATGCCAATATGGTATAGGGGTCCTACTCGTAATGGTGATTCGGGCAGTGCGATAATTTTTCAACACCCTAATCATAGCATTAATATTATAGGTTTCCATTGTGGAGTTTCATTGGAGGGTAAAACTTACGATGCCAACAAGGCGGTGGATTATCTTGGTTTGGGGTTTAGGTTTGATAAAAAAGACGCTAAAACTATACTAGAATCTTTTAATATACAAGTGCAATCAAACGTTAAGGATTTCCCTTTAAGAGTGACGAGGTTGGTAGATTCAGCACATGCGGTGCATATGCCAGCTAATTCTAAGATTAAGAAAAGCATTTTATATGGTTTTGACGGTAGTCCCGAGTGTGTGCCAGCACATCTTACAGCCTTTATGAATAAGGATGGTGACGTAATAGATCCCGCTTTGAAGTCTTTGAATAAACTTAAACAGGATGACATAGTCGAGACTGAGATACCAGAGGTGTTATTTAGTGAGTTTCAACGCATTTACCCACCAAGTGAGGGAGTGTTGTTAGACGTTATGGAAGCCATTAATGGTGTTCCTGCACGAAACATTCCAGCAATAGATTGTTCTACATCAGCGGGTTATCCATTTTGTTTGGATTCTAACAGCAAAGGCAAGAGCCCTTGGATATATTCTGTTGGCGACAGCAAATATCCTAACTCAGAACTTGAAAGTATTCTTGATTATAAACTATCAGAGTTGAGAGCTGGAAGACAGATTGAGGTAGTTTGGGTTGATATGCTTAAAGATGAAACTAGACCTATTAAGAAAGTTC